GGTAATCCTTGATTTAAATATTGTTGTGCTAATTGTGCTAATGTAGCCATTATCTTCTTCCGTCTGGTTGCGTGTCTAATCTAAACGTACCAAGCTTCCAGCTTTGATTAGCAGCTGTATTAGCTATCTTCAAAGACATGGCTCTTGCTCTTGCACGTGTATCTACTTTATCAGTAGAACTGGTAATTGTAAAGGGTCCAAGTGGTGAGCTTGCTTGTGAGCTATTCGGATAGTTTCTAAGCTGTAATGTTACTTGTGTATTTCCTGTTTGAGATAAAAAGTCAGGTATAAATCTTCTAATCTTCATAATAAATTCACCATCTCCTTGAAACGTTGCAACACCTGTTTGTTGACCCTGTCTAGATCTTTGTGCTGTAATATCAAAATCTCCTGATTCAATGTTAGAAGTAACTGTATTTATACCAGTTGCTAGTGCTTCATCCGTTCCTTTTTCATGTTCAAAGTATATTGTGCTTCCTTCAGTGTTACCAACAACATCAAATGATGCATCATCACTTGCAGTAAAACTAGTTGCGTGTGGTAAACCAAATACAGAGGAATCTTGCCATGCGCCTCTTGCTAAAGTTCCAGTGGTCCACACAGGTCTTTGTGGTGTCGAGTCCATATAATTATAAGTTACACATCTATTAATTACAGTTGAACTTTCTGTGCAATAAAACCACGTAATCTCACCAAACAAATTATTTAATCCAACATTAATTAGTTGATTGGCTGTTGTATTTAAATCATCATAAACAAAGTCTTCTACTAAACATGTCATAGTCTCAAGGTTACCAGAGTATTTAAAGAAACCATTTTCTGAAAACCAATAGGCAGCACCATCAACTTCTAATGCAGCGTTTTGTCCAATCAATCCGCAGTTTGTTCCTACTTGTTGGAAACCAAATGTAAAAGGTTGACCAATAAATCTCATAGTAAATAACGATGTATCGGTCCAAACATAGATTGCGTCCCTACCTCTAACTGCACCTACAATTTTAGATCCATCAGCTAATCTTTGAAAACCTGCTGTGTTAATTGCTGTTGGTTGATATGTGTTAATATCTTCTTGGTTTGAAAATCTAATAAACATTTCATTTTGTGTAGATGGTGTTCCAATAGTTTCTTCTGTGCCAAAAAATACTAAGTGTCTATCAGGAGTAGATACTAACATATCACGTGATGCTGTTGGTGCACCTGATATAATAGTTGCTCTAATAGTTACAGCGTTTGTTGCATTTGAATCCCATTCAAATACTTGTGCATTATGAATTAGTGCAATTACTTTATCACCAAAGTTGTCAATAGACCATAAACCTGGATCAACAACTAAGTCACCCGATGCAGCCTCACCCCATGCAATATAATCTGAACTGTTGGTTACTGTTGCACCATTTGAATGTGTTGCAGCAGTTGTATTTCTAACTCCTCTTGTAACACCCGTTAAAGTATTACCTGATATACCTGTATATGAAATTTCTTCTGAACCTATCTGTACAAAGTTTGTACCTGAAGTTGGAAACAAAGATGCGTCTGTTAATACAACAGTTGTTGTAACTGCATTGATACTACCATTTAAAGTTGTAGTTGCTTCACCTGTTACGGTTCCACCCCATGCGGCTAGACCCCAACCAAAACCAGGTAATTGTTCTGCAGGACCTACTGGATAATAATGTTGTACTCTGATACCACCAGATGTTGTAGCACCTGAACCTGTCTCATTAGATGGCATTGTAATAGTTAGAGTGGTAGCTGTTGGCACGCTTGTTACCATAAATTTTTTATCATCAAAATCTGACGCTGAGTAGTTAGAGTTTGTAATAGCTGTAAAATTATCTAAAAGAATAATATCATTTTCTTGAATGTTATGATCCGTGCTAAATGTTAATGTAACCGTTGCTGAACCATTCGTCGTACTAAATGCGTTTGATAATGTTGTAGTAGTTTTAATTGGATGAATGTCGTAGAATACGCCACCTGTGTAAGCGTATAAAATTCTGTTTGTACCTATGATTGCAAACTTGTTACCAGACTTGTTAACTAAATGATGTAAAGCTCTTGCAGCTCCTGTAAGTTTTGATTCACCTAACTGTGACCATCCACCTATTTTTTCAGGTGTACCATATCTAAAACGTACATTATCACCATCAACCCATTGTCCTTCAGCTGTGGTTTCTGTTATCTGTTTATTGAATCCAGGTTGGAATCCTATTTTTTGTAGCATATAACCTCATCCTATTACATATTCCTTATTGGTGGAATACCCAATAATGGTCGTTTATCAAATTTATTTTTATCAGCGAACGGACCATTTCTGTGGTTATAGTGTAGAAATACTTGACCACAAACCTGACCTTCAAATGGCTCTCGCCAATGTTCGAGTTCGCAACCACTATATACTAACATATCACCTACTTCAAGCAAGACTTTAGTACCCTTTGGAGCGTTTGGTTTATGTATATTCTTGTATTCATCAATAACAGTATCTGCACCTGTACCATCTATAAAGATAGGCCAAGGATCACCTCCTAGGTTTATAGTAGTAGATATCTCACAACTAGGTCTATCTTTATGTCTTTTTAATTCGTCTCCATGCTTATATAATCTAGCGTATGAATAAGTTGGAATTAAATCTAAACCTGTTTCTTGTTGCATTACTGGTAATACTTTCACTAACAAAGTCTCCATTACAGGATCAGCATAATGAGAGTAAGTGTTTGGAATCTGTTGATCTGTCCATGTCCCTAATAAACCTGTATCGTACGTAATATTGTTTTGATACATCCATGCAACTGCGTCACGTTTAAGAAGAAAATAATTAAAAATAAAATTAGCTAACTCGTAGTTAACTGCTTTTTTAATTACTTGATATTTATTGAAAGCCATCTTGTATAAAATTAAAACTTACTGATATTCTTATATCATTTGATTCATTAGGTTCAACACAATGCCACAACCAAGCAGGAAACATAATTATTCTACCTTCAATAGTATCTAAATGAACTTCTCTCCATAAATGTTTTGGGGGTTGACCTGGTTTTCTTGCAGGCATGTTTGTTTGTATACCTGGTCTTGGATCATTAAAAGCTATCTTACCACAATTAGGTGGTGTTTTTACATAATACACGCCACTAAATAAACTATTGGGATGCACATGAGGTCTATTATATCCTCCGGGGTAATTTATGTTAGCCCACATATTACCAAGCTTTGGTTGTCTATCTAACCATTCTTGTTTGTATATCGCATATTGCATTTTATATAATTCATCTACTAGTGATTTAAATTGTGGCATTTCATGCATATTAGTTTTACTATGCCAACCATTCATGTTTGTTTTTTTTACACCCTTGTCTTGTTTAGACCAAGCAACAATATCGTTAGCAAATTGTTGATTATCTAGTTTAACATCTTCGGCGTATATAAGAGTTGGAAAAAATCCTTCAGCTATCATCTAAATGGTTTACCTCCAAACCAACAAACTAAAGACTGTCTTGTACCCTTAGTTACTGGATTAACTCTGTGATTTAAAAATGATGCAAATATAATTGCATGACCTTGTTTAAGTTCTGCAAATTTACCTGGAGCCATTAGTTCTAAATCTCCTCCTTTAAACTCTGATGGATCATTAAGTAATAACGTCATTGATATTTTTCTTACGGGTGGTTCATGTTGCATGTTCACATCACAATCCATATGCCAATCATAAAACCCACCTTCTGGATATTCTGTAAACTGTGCATTCTCTGTTACTTGTATATCACCAAAACCAAAATGATTTTCATTTGCTGTTTGTATAAAATTATTAAGATCACGATACATGTGTTCCATTTCTTTAAATGGTATCCAAGATATTGTAGTCACTCTTTTTTTAGTATCTACACCACCCCCTGGTTTATTCATACCGACTTGTGCAGTTTGTGGTGGTTGACGTCTACCACATTCTATAATCTGTCTACATTGATCTGGTGTAAACAATGGTGTAGTAGTTTGAACTATCCAACTTTTCCATTTAGGTTCTTTGATGTGTCTATTTTCGTACATTAATTTACTCCTCTGTTTCTAATTGGGTCATACTGAACATCCATATTTGCAGCAAGAGTTCGTCTAAATCCTGGGCCATTAAAAGGATACACGCAGTGTCTCATATCATATGGAAAGATATAAAAATCTCTTTCTTTAATATCTGGTTGATAATCTATATTTGCAAAATGCCCGTTAGTTGAACCTAATATTTGTAATCTACCATTTTGTGGTTGTTCCGTTGCAGAATATTCTACACCATAGGATTCAGGTAATTTTAAAATCATAACAGAAGATAAACCTGTAAACAATGATCCTTGGTGCACGTGCACTGGATTGTATTCATGTTGAAGCATTGTGTTAACCCATATAGAATTAAAATGTAAGTCATATTGTTTAACTTTATTCCATTCTAGATAGTGTTTAAACTTTTGTTCAAACCAACCTAATACGTTATCAGGTAAATGATTGTGTCTAGTCATTTTAGGACTGTCTTCACCATTAAAAAATAAACTATGTTCTTTTTCAATCTTACCAACTAATTGTTTATTAGCAGGTTTTAACTCAGGATATTTTGTTTCGTAAATATGATTGATTGTATTAAACACATCAAGTGGCACTTGATATCTCAATACTGACTGACCTAAAAATACAAAACTAAAATCTGATGTGTCCATACTTTTGCCTTATCCTTTCTGGAATTTTTTCAATGTAAGGATTGTACTTTTTTCTAACAACCGTTTTTATTTTATGCATATTCTTTCCTACAATCTTATCGTCGTAACCCATACCATTAACTTCAACTTGTTTCAAGTTTTCAAACTTGTGGTTATAGTAAGGCTCTCCTATAAACTTATATATTTTTCTAAACTCTTGTTCTGGTTGTGAAACTAAATCATCATATTTTACAAAATGACATATATCTGGATAATTAAATGCATTTTTTATAGCCTCTAAATCTTTTGCGACTGCACCATCTTTATTCATAACCATCATTAACTTTTCTTCATCATTTTTTAAATTATATCTATTAACAAAGGAGTCAGAATTTTCTGTATACCACTGCATATAACTAGCTAATACATCCATTAAATCTCTGAGTAATACTATACATTTAAAAGGGCGTTTAAAATGTTTTTGCATCAATTGAAAATTACCAGGTGTCATAACAGGTCCACGATCAATAATAATACGTTGTGGCCAATCTTTATAATAAGTATCAAACACAGAATCTAAAACATTGTCTAATGATTTATGATCTGGATAATTTAAAAATACATCAGTATTCTTTAACAAAAATAAATCTTTCATTATCTCTAAAGTAATAGAGTTAGGTGTGCACACTATCTCGGGGTTTTGATTTATAATACTTGCAAATAAAGTATTACCTGATCTGGGTTGTGCTACTAAAAATAAAAGTTGTTTATTTTTCTTTTGCTCCAAGGTCACTAGTTATCTGCTCTTTCTTGTTGTAAATCATTTCTCCTGATTTTTTTACTCTTTCTATAGTTTGTAATTGACCTAGTACATTAAATACTTCAGGTTGACTTGAACCTGATGTTAATGTCTCTGCTTTGTTTTTCATAATTAAATGATAAGAATCTAGTTGGTGTCTGTTAACATCTTGTGTATCAAAAGAACCATCGTCAAATTCTTTTTTAAGAGTTGACCATAATTTAATTTCTCTCATTCTGTCACGTGCCACTAATTGCATATTAGCAAGACCATATCTAGCTTCATCTAAATCTATTTGATATTTTTCTAATTTGTATTCGTCTTTTTCTGTTTCAATTTTTTTCTCTAACCATTTAACTTTAGCCTCTTGTCTTCTACATTCAAAAGATAAACTCATTAAGTTTTCTAAAAATACGTTTTGTTCTCTAACACACTGCCAATACTTTGCAGCTTTAGTTGGATACTTCGCATCTTGCAACACAGACATTCTCATTTCTGTCTCTGTTCTAAATACTTGTTTCTTGGTCCATGTGTCACGAAGCTCGGCTGTCATAGCCTTAAACTCTTTGACGTCCTCTGGATCTAATAAATTATTTAAGCTTGGTGCTTCTTTTTCTATTAACGCATGTAT